TGTCGGAACCGGGAGCGGTAGCGACCGGGTTGCTTGTCCGCCGCGTCAAGAATCGTGTGTACGACGGCCGTCGCGTGAAGTCGCACGCGGAATATTCCGTGGCTGTTGATGGTGAAACCGTGGCGCACATCATCAGCTGCGATGGCCGGCTGTGGGTCGCAGTCGAGGGACACACAGACAACAAATTCGGATTGGTAGTCTCCCCAATGAACCTAAGAAAAGTTCGCCAACTGAAAGCGTGGGCGATGGAGCAGTGGAACGGATGATGAAGCAAAAGTTTCCACGCGCAATAGCAATCGAGGCTGCAAGAGATTTGTGCGCCGCGCTGAAGCCGGTCACGTCGCGGTTAATCGTCGCGGGCTCGTTGCGCCGGCGTGCGCTCGAGGTTGGCGACGTCGAAATTCTCTACATCCCGGCCGAAGGTTGTGACGCGCGTATAGCCGACTTCCTGGAGCGCGAAGTTCTCGTGAAGCGTCCGAACGTTAAAGGCCACTTCACCTGGGGAAAACTGAACAAGCTGGCTATTCATGCGGCGACCAAAGTCCCGGTCGATTTATTTGCGACCTGCGAGGAGAACTGGTGGGTGTCAGTTGTGTTTCGCACCGGCAGCCTGGAAATGAATTTACTCCTCACCCGATCGGCATTGCGCCGCGGGCGGAGTCTGATGGCTTACGGGCCAGGCGTGCAGGCGACGCGCTATCCCTACACGATCGTGCCGGCCGAGAGTGAGCGCCACGTTTTTGAATTGTGCGGCGTCGCCTATCGCGACCCGTGGATGAGATGAACCAGTTCGAGTACTTCACTGAAATCGAAGAAGCGTTTGTCAGGCTGCGCGGCAAGTCGCTGCTGTTGTCGCCGATGGATTGGGACCTGATTCAAATATGGAAAGACGAGGGTGTGCCGCTGCACGTTGCGCTCCGCGCGATCGAACAAGTATTCGAGTCGCACCAGGCGAAAGCGCGCCGCCGACCGATTAACTCTTTGAGCTATTGCCGCAATGAAGTCGCGGCGCAGTTTGCCGAATGGCGCGAGTCGCGCGTGGGCGCCAACGAGGACCAGGGGCAAGGGGGAACAGGGGAAACGGGTAAAAGGGAAAACGATCCGTTTGCGAAAGATGCGCTGTTGGCCCACCTGGTGCGAAAGGCCGAAGAGTTGACGGTGATGAAGGACAAGCTCAATAACTCCGAGCCGCTATGGATAGCGGTGCGGATTACCGTCAACCGGGTAATAGATCGAATTCGAGAGCTACTCATCGGCCTACAAGTTGCAGAGCGGGTCGACGCGCAAAAGCTGGAGGCGGGACTTACCCAGCTGGAAGAAATCCTGGACCAGGCGTTTGCCTATGTCACGCCGGCCGAGACTACCGACAAAACGCGCGCGACAGCGGAAGCGCAACTCAAGCCTTACAAATCCCACATGGAACCAGATGCCTACGCGAAACAGGTTGAACTGCTTTTGAAGAAGCGTTTGCGTGATATCCACGGCGTACCGCGGCTGAGTTTGTTCTACTTGTGAAGGGAGAAAAACGAAGTGACCACCTGCACTGACCCTGACTGTCCACACGATATGACGGGACTCTGCCCAAAGGAATTCGGGCAAATGGTAAAGCAGGGCCAACGGCTCAAAGCTCGAAGGGATTTTCGACGGAGGCTCGAACTCTACGCCATCGTCTTCGCGGCTCTACTCATTGCCATGCTCTCGGGGGTGTTGATAGGTCGATATTTGTTCTAAGACCAAAACTCGATTTCTGGAAAGGAGAAACGGAACAAGTGGGCCAGAACATTACGCGCGATCAACTTAAGGCGTTGCTTGAACGACTGGCGGTATCACAGTACAGCATCAATTGCGCGTTGCCGGAAGATAGATGTCCTCACGCTCTTGCCATTGTGATTTACGACGACGGCAGCGCCAGGATTGGAAGCCGGCACGTCGGTGGCGACGATACCGACGCCTTGCAGCCGTTCAACGATCCTGACCAGGCTGCAGACTATTTGATCGAGTACTACGAAGCGTTGGAGGCCGCAGAGTAAATGGCGGAGGAGCCGCTTAGTTTCAGGGAGATAAGAGCGCGCGTTTATACGGACCCGGAGCTGCGGGAGCAGATGCGCAAGCAGCGCGAGGAATACGCAGCCCGCGCGGAGGCTAATCGCCGTGCCGCCGAAGAGTTTGAGCGGTCCCGGCCGGAAAGATTGGAAGCGTTTTGGCAGCGCCTTGGACTACCGGAATTTGCACCGTCAGCTCGTGTGCGGCGAGCGCCGGCTGAAGCGCTGGAACGAGAGCGACGTCGTTTGTTGGCCAGGCCAGCGGCTGAAGCGTGGATCGAAGAAACGGAAGGCGCCTTCATTAACGCAGATACATGTCAGACACAAAGACAGTTCGTGGAGATTGCGCACAACGAGCGTCGACGACTGAAAGCCGCCCGACGAATCTTTAAGGAGCTTGGAATCAAATGAGTCTCAGACCAATGTACGAATACAAAGTAATCGAAGGGCGCGGCAGTCTTGAGAACAGGTTGAACCTCTACGGCGTGCACGGCTGGCAACTTGTTGCGGCAGAGTGGGGACCGACGGCAACTTTCGTTTTCATGCGCGAACGCCAAGTGGACGCTTCGACGGATGAGCGGCGGACGCCGCTGCCGGATCTAGCGAACAAATAAAAGGGAGTCGACGTGGGGTTCAAATACATCGTTTTAGAAGTCGATCGAAAGGAAGCCGGGCTGCAGCGGTTGCCGATCATCTTTCCCGACATCCTGGTCCACGCTGATGTCGCGGAGGCAATCATGCGGCTCCCAAACTTCGTGCAACACAAAGCGACGGTTGTCAGCGCCGGAGACTGCTCAATCGAGGCTCAGTGCAGCGGCCACTCCGAAACGCTCAACCTGAACAGTGACGCTGGCGACACCGATTTAATCAACACCTTCCCCTACTTCCACGGAATCCTTATATGAACATAAACACCAAACGCATCGTCGATAAAATTCGGAAGCTCATTCGCCACGAACAAAGTGCGCGCACAGTGGGCACTACGGAAGAGGCCACAGCCTTTTCAGCGAAGATCCAACAGCTCTGCATTCAGCACAAGATTTCCGTTGACCAGGTTCGCCTTGACGACGAGGCCGAACACGAGCGCGTCGGCGAGGAAAGAGTGCGCGCCGGTAGCCACAGCGTTCGCTACGGCCGAGGGAACGTGCCGCTGGAAGATAAGCGTTTGCTGTCTGTCGTTGCCGAAGCCCACTTCTGCCAGGCGATCGGTCTGCCGGGGACGGACTCGATCCTGCTCGTCGGCGAAGAGTGGGACCGCGCGATCGCGGTTGAGATGTTTCGTTTTCTGTCGTCAACGATTAAACGGCTGGCGCGCCTCGAGGAAGACAAGACGCGGCGCGCGCGGCGCAGCGTTCGCCGGTTCAAGCCCCACTTCTATCTCGGCTTCACGAGCGCCGTGCGACGCCGATACGAAGAGATGCGCGCCCAAGCAGAGGGTGAAAGCACCGCCCTGGTCCGCGCCGACGCGCTGGTGAAGCGCTACGTTGAAACCAATTACCAGACGGTGCAGGTGAAGCCGCGCAAGCTGCCGCGCGTTAACAAGAGCGGCTACTTCGCCGGCGTCGCAGCTGGCAGCAACGTTGATTTGAACTCGAGGGTCTTAGGAGGAAGCGATGCGAGCCAAAGCAATCGGCTACCTGGTTGAGTGTGAGGAGCACGGTGCCATGATTTGCGTTCGAGGTTTGCTCTACTTTGGCCAGGGCGCGACTCTCCGGATCGCCGCGAAGGCAATCAAGGCAACCAAAAGCGATAGACTTCTCACCTTTGGCCGCGATTTTGAAAGCGAGTTCGGCAAGCTGCTGATTAGAAGAGTTTACGATCGATAAAGGAGCAACTCAACTCAATGAAGCGCAAAACCAAACAGCAACGAGATGCCGTGGCAAAAGCGGAGCTACGACAACGCGTCGCGGACATCGCTACTGGCGCCGCCGGCAGCGCCTTTGATACTGACGACGAGTTCGCCACCGCTGGTTTTCTGTCGCGGTTTATTCCAGCGCTAAGAACTCAGTTTGGCATAGACGGCGAGGGCAAGGAGATCGGGCGCTGGAGCTTCCTGTGGGACCTTCACAATCTGCACTACTTCGACACCGTCGACACTACCACGGACTTCTTGTTCGAGCATGACGTGAGAGCATGACGAGCAGTCGGCAGTAGGCAGACGGCATAGGCACCCGCTGACGCAGGCGGTTCTGACAAGAATCAAATTTGAGATTCCAAATTTCAGAGCGATGTCGTAAGATGCGAAGCGACTAAAGCGCCCCGGAGCGGGCCACACAACGCAAAAGTTAAATGTAGCGGCTCTAGCAGCCCGTTGATCCAAATCAGGATCGGCGGGCGCTTTTGTTTTTTACAATTCCAATTTCCAAACGAAGGAGAACACCCATGGGAGATAACGAACTGAACCGAGACCAGGTAGAGGGCCGCACGGACCAGGCGGCCGGCGAAGTGAAGGAGACCGTCGGCGAGGCCACCGGCGATAAGGCTCTCGAGCGCGAAGGTCTGGCCGACCAGGTTGCCGGCAAAGCGCAGGAGCGCGACGGCGATCGCAAGGAAGAAATCGCGGATGTGCTTGGAGAGTCCGACAAGGAGAAGCTCCGCGACGCGATGCAGAGCTAATCGACGATCGATGACCGTGGACCGCCGAAGGTTCCAAGAAACCGTCGGCGGCCCCCAATCTTCCACGCAAAGCAAATAAGGAGGCTTTATGGCCGAAGAAATTCAGGCAATACCAGCCCACGGCTGGAAGACTTACCTGGCGGGTGCGGCCGCGATTATCGGCGGCGCTACCCTCATCCTGGTGAACAACCAATTTGAGGCGGGCTTTGCCAGCGTTATTGCTGGTCTAACTATTCTCGGTGTTGGCGGCAAACTGGCGCGGCTAATCACGCTATTGAAGGTCATCGCTGATAAGCCGAAATCGTAATGAGCCTGCTTTCCCTCATCGGTCCGGAGCGATTACGCGGGTTCGCGCTGTGGGCATTGCGACTGCTCGAGGAAAACCTCGACACGGACCTGAAGGCGCGGCTGGAAAAATATCGGCAGGACCGGGCGAGTCTGGAGCAGCAAGCAACAACCGTCCTCGCGGAGATAGGGCAGAGGGAAGCACACGTTAGACAACTCACGCTACAACGCTCCGCACTGGAGCAATCCATCGTCTCTAAAGAGGCGTCGATCCAACAACTAAAACAGGAGGTGGAACGAATCGATGAAGAGCCAAGTAAAGTTGATAGTCTTTCTACTAGCGACGTGTTGCATGCTGACCTGCGCCGTCGCGATTAGCGCGCAGGAAGTACGCAGCGAACAGCAAACGGCTAAGAGCCAGACGCAAAAGCCGGCCGTCGCCGATCTGCCGTCGGCGGTCGTCAAGGAGGCATTGCCTAACGGCAGCTACCTGGTCGCGATCGAAGGCCGAACCTATAAAGCCATTGACGAACCAACCATCCGCGGCATTCTCCAGGACCGTGAAGACCTGGACAAGTCGAAGCGCGCGCGCGTTGCGCTGGAAAAGCAAATTGCTTTATACGAGCAGAACCTCACCGCGCTGCACGCCCTGGTGAAAATCGCCGACGATCAAACCGCGGAAGAGATACGCATTGCCGGCAATTACAAATTGCTTTACGACGGCGAACACGACCTGCGGTTGAAAGCGGAAAAACTCTACGCGTCGCCAGGCAGAGTCGCCAGCTTTTTCCAGAATCCGATCGTTCAGATTGCGGAGAAGATCGGCAAGCCGATTTTTGAAAGCTGGCTCGCCTCTCGCGGACGGCAGACGACCGTGGTGATGACTTCCGACCAGGTCGCTTTACTCAGAACACAGCAGCTCGGCGTGCAGCCATACATCGTGCAGCGCCGTTAACTCGCTTTGATTCGATTGACTCGCTCTTCCTCCCAAAAAAAGCCCTTTGCTCCTCGACTTGCTCGACATGAGAACACGGCGGGAAATCAATGGAGTCCGATGAAGTTGTTGCCCCTCAAATTCGCGCGCTGGTGGTAGACGACAATGAAGATATTTCAGAATCATTGGCAATGCTGCTCCGGCGCAACGGCTATGCAGTCGAAACTGCCTCGTCGGGTTTTGAAGCAATTGAAAAATGTGACGCCAGTGGCTTTGAAGTAATCATTTCCGATATCGGCATGCCGCAGATGAACGGCTACGAGTTGGCGCGGAAGTTAAGACAGAGTTGCAAATCTACTGTGATGATAGCTCTGACAGGCTACTCGATTTTTGGTGATCGCAACCGGGCGCTAGCGGCCGGCTTTGATGGTTTAGTTATCAAGCCTCCAGCACCACACAGCCTGATTGCCTTGATCGAGCGGCTAAGGAAAAACCGAAAATGACCCCGGCCCAAATCCACGGCTGGAGAAACTATGGCGTTGCGGTACTCTGCATCCTGGCAGGGCTGTGGGCTTTTAAGCGCGGCGACCTGGACGGAGCAGTCAAAGGCGTTCTCGCGGGTCTCGTTGTGATTAGCTTGCGCGACGTGCTCGGTAAGGTTCTGAGCGCGGTAGATGGTAATCGTCAGTCGCTCGACAACCTTCGGGCGGCGATTGAAACAGCGTTGGAGAGGTTGTGATGTCCAGGTCATTAGCCATATCTCCTGTCGCGGCTGGATTCCTAGTGCTCTTATTTCTCGATCCAGGCTTTTCCGAGATCAAGAACATGGCGCCCACCATCGTTCTGGTGTTCGTGGTTATTTGGGGAGTCATTAAGCTCGCGCCCACCTGGAAAGAAGTAAAGATGCGCGAATTGGACATCCGCGAGAAAGAAGTTACCCAGCGAGAACAGCAGTCGATGGCGGTGCAGACTCTTGCTGAATGCACCAGGGACATTGCTATCGAAATGAAGCACACAGCTGAAGCGCTACGTATCGCAGAGCGGGTCACCATCATGCGTGGCGAAGCGTTGCAGCATCTGACAGAGGACTTGGAAGCCCGTGTCGACGCGCTGGACGGGAAAGCGGCGGCGGCAACAAGCGAAGCAAAGGCGTAATCGTCATGGCCACTCGCAGTCTAATTAACAAGCAGAACACGGAGCGACTCCGCGGCTGGATCATCTACCTACTCTACCTGCAGAAGCCAAACCCTTTCGACCTGAACGCGCTTTGGCTGACGCTGGATCAATACAATCAGCCAGTCGCTCATCGGAAGTTTGTTGAGGAAGTGGACTACCTGCGCTCGGTAGGCGTGCTGCGGGTGTTTCCCGCGGGGGCTAAAACCGAGTTGACCGATTCCGAGCAGGCCCGGCTACTGCAGCGCTATCTGGAGACACCCAGGGCGAGCGATATGGGCTTTGTCTTCGGCAGGCTGACCCCAGCTGGAGTCCAGTTCCAGGAACACAACGCTGAGGTCGTCGGAATTGAGCGCGTTGAATAGACCCACATGGCTCCACGTTTCACAGTCGACAAGCTGCCTGAGGAGCAGTTTCAATTTTTAGTAAAACTCATCGCCAACGGCGGTACCGATCGCTCCATTCCTCGCGACTTCGAAGAACAATTCAAAGTCAAGATCGCAAAAAGCTCCCTAGCCCGCTGGCGTAAAGCGGTTGGAAACGAAATCGCCGATCGCCATCGCTTCAGCAAGGCGCTAGCTGCGCAGGTGGTTGAGGACCTGGGACTCGAGAAAGATGCCGACAAGTTTCAGGTCACGATGGAAAGTATCGGGGACCACATCATTCTCGCGGGCCGAGAAATTATCTCGCAGGATCCGCTCAAGCTGCTGCGCATTCAACAGGAAGAAAAAAGTCGACAGCTGAAAGAGGCTGAGCTGCAGTTGAAGCGCGAGCAACTCGAGCTGGAGCGCGAAAAAGTTCACGGCGTCGCACTCGATCGAGTGAAGCTCGGCGAAGACTACGCCGCGGACCTGCTTGAATACATCGGCGCGGAACCAGAAGGGCTGCGCTGGTTTAGCAAACACGTCAAGCCATTTCAGGAATTCATCAAGAGCAAGTACGGGTCAGCTACTGCACCGAATTGACTATGGCCCCAAGCAGCAAAACTAATCAGCGATCGAGAGTTGACGATCTCGCAGCCCAGGCGGACGCCCGCGCGAAAGATGCCGGCGTGGAGATCGTGCCGGAGGATTACTCGCTTGCCTGGTATCGCGTCGAGTGGCCCGCGCGCAAGCGAATCTTCATTGAGCGCGAGTTGAAAGTGAGGAATGCGTTTCACCGAAACAAGAAGGAAGATTTTATTCTGAACGACGCGCAGACCGAGCTGCTCGAGGCGTCGCTGGAAGCTAGTGCAGACCCCTCACTCCAAGACGTCGTACTGAAGTGCCGGCGTCTGGGAATATCAACCTATTACATCGCCGATTACTTATCTGATGCAATCATGGAAAGCGGCCATCACGTTCGCATCGTTGCGCACGATCGCGACACGCTGAAGGCGCTAATGAAGGTCGTTAAGTTTTTCTATAACAACCTGCGACCCGAACTTAGGCCGACGTCCAAATACAACTCGAAGTACGATTTGGAATTCGACGATCCCGAAAAGGAGTGCGTCAACTCGAGCGTCTCCGTTTCAACTGTGCAGCCTGGCGAGGAAGAAAAAGGTCGCGGCGACACTATTACGCGGTTGCATCGAACCGAGGTTCCGTTCTGGAAAGGCGATGCTGAGATAGCCGCCGTCGCGCTCGGTGATGCAGCGAAGGGCGGGAAGATAACTGATGAGTCTACGGCCAAAGGCGTCGGGGATTTTTTTCATAGGCGTTACGTCGCAGGAACTAAACGCGACGGCAATATTCGCTCCCACTTCTTTGAATGGTGGTGGAACATTAACTACCAGGTCGACGGAGCTTACTTCTTCAGTTCCAGTGGAGTTTGGTATTTGCTCAAACCCGGACAGCGTTTTGAGCGCATGGATGAAGAACAACGTGCCGCCGCTAAGGTGAGCGACTATTCGCAGGCCGAAAAAGCAAAAGAAGGTTACCCGCTACAGTCCGAGATGGACTGCGCTGAACAGATTCTCGCTTTCCTCAAGTTAAAAGGTTACGTCGGAGCCGACGACGAGTGGACACATGACGAGGTAGCGAGACGCATTGCGTGGCGACGAGCTGAGATTAAGGATAAAGGCGCGAAGAAGTTTCGTGTTGAATATCCGGAGAATGACGTTGACCCGTTCGCCTTGACCGGCGGCACGGTCTTTGAGAATGCCTACCTCATCTTAAAAGCTGAGCCGCGCGGTCCGGAGCCGGGACACACTTATGTCGTGTGGCTCGATCCGTCGATGGGAATTGAGGGTGCTGACCCGGCCGCTTGCGGGGTGATCGATCGAGTAACCGGCGAAGATGTGTATCAATGGGCGGGGTACGAAAAGCAGGACGCGCAGGCGCGCCGCATTTGCGACCTTTCCGATCGCTACAACGCGGCCGAGATCGTAATTGAAAGCAACATGGGCGAAGCTGCGATCATTGAATGCGAGAACCGCGGCTATGGCCATCGTCTCTATCGCGACATCACGCCACAGATGGAACGCGACATTACTGACGGCAAGATGACGACGCGAGAAGCGATGACCCGCGCGCGACCCGGTGTGCAGATGGGCGAACGCATGAAACGTTTGTGCATCGGCCTGTTTGAAAAAGCCTGGCGCGAAGGCGACTTCAAATGCGCGCACCAGGAACTGATTGACGAGGCCCGCGTGTTCGTCCAGGTCGGAAATTCGATGGAAGCAAAGAGCGGCTATCACGACGATCGCGTTATGGGCTGCGCGATCGGGTGGTACGTGGTCGTCACGAGCTCAGTAGGCGTGCCGGACTTTCGCGCCACTGGTGAGAAGTTAGGCAGCGCACAGTTGTCGGGGTTTTAAGTGGATGACGATTGAAGTCTTAGCTGTAGGGACAGAAGTCTTGATCGACCGGGAGATTCCGGCCGTCATCCGCGCAGTTACGATCTATAGCGAGCATTGGATTAAGTACTTGTGCATTTTCTGGGATGAGCGAAAGCGCCACGAGGAATGGCTCACCACTGACGAGTTCAAAGTGAAGGAACGACGCACGGCAAGCGTTCATATTAAGACGGGGCGCTAACTGAGGACCGACTAAATGAATCAAGCAAAACAACCGGCTGAGAAAATCACCTGGCGAAAAGTGAACAGCACGAATGCGGCAGAGATCGGCTGGGATCGCAAGCGCCGGCTGTATGTCAAATTCCTGGACAAGAGCATTTACTTTTATGAAGGCGTCAGCCGACAGAGAGCCGTCGCCTGCGCGCGGGCAAAGAGTGTTGGGTCCTATCTGTCGCGAGTGATTTATCCGAATCATAGTTCAGTGAAGATCGCATGAAGTATCCACGGGACATTGAAGCCGCAACAACGGAGTGGGACGCGAACTGTGGCCCATGCGCGCTCGCGGCGATCCTCGATCGTTCCCTCGCCGAGACGCGGCCGCTATTAAACGGGTTCGACAAGCGCGGTTATATGAACATCACCCAGGTCACCGACGCGTTAAGGACTGCCGGCGTGCCTTTCAAATCGCGCTTGAAGAATCGACCGAACTATGGACTCGCATTCATTCAGTGGGGAGGACATGACAAAAAACCGGCGTTCGTGCAATACAAGTTCACGCATTGGATCGCCGTCGCGGGAGAGACTGTTTTTGAGGTCAACGCTCCGCACCTGGTGACTTGGCGCGAATGGCAGAATGTTATGCCGGCTTTCGCACGGCAGGCTGGATGGGGCGACGGAACGTTTTTCATTCGTTCGGCTATCGAGATTCAATGAAGCCTTACTACGAAGAAAAGAACATCACGATCTATTACGCGGACTGGCGTGAAGCATTCCCGTTTATCCAGGACAACAGTGTCGGCATGCTGTGCACGGATCCACCGTTTGGCACTACGAACCTGGCATGGGACAAGAAAGTCGACTGGAGATATTTCTGGCCGTGCGTCGAGCAGCTCTGCAAAGTTTATGCGGTGATGGCCCTCTTCAGCTCCGGCCTGTTCACCCACGATTTGATCGCAACGTATCGCAAACACTTTCGCTATGAACTGATTTGGGAAAAGCCGATGCCGGTTGGTTTCCTGAGCGCAAACAGGAGGCCGCTGCGCGCACATGAAAACATTCTAATCTTCACCAGGGCTTACAAGCAGAGTGTCTACAATCCGCAGCTCGTCAAAGGAAAGATACACACCGTGGGGAAGGTGGGATCGCGTTCTGGTCACTACGGTAGTTTTCGACGACTGCCACCACGCCAGACCGACAAGTGGCACCCGCGATCGATTCTGCGCTTCAGCAAACCGATTGGCTCGCAGTCACTACATCCGACGCAGAAGCCGTTGGATCTAATGCTCTGGCTTATTCGTAGCTACTCCCGCCGGCAGCAGCTCGTGCTCGACCCGTTCATGGGTTCAGGCACGACGTTGGTTGCGGCCAAGCTGAGCGGCCGAAGCGCGATTGGAATCGACAGCAATGAGGCGTTCTGCGAGACAGCCGCACAACGGTTGATGAAAGCGAGTCGCTGATGAGAGCCGGTTGCCTGTCAATTGAGCGCCACTTGGCAAAGAATCTGCAACTGCTCAACCGTGGCGCTGGTCGCTTTGTACATCATGTGGTCCAGCAGGAAAGGCCAGGCGTTTTCAAATTGTTCGTAGCTTGACTCGGGATGAAGCTGAAGCCAAAGCACCAGGGTCTTGACTTTCAGGTAACTGATGATCATGGAAAACCATTCATTCCGTGCCGCGACCGATTGTTCACTTGTAAACACGGAAGAACCCCTTGAATTCTGCAGGCGGGTGAAAAAGCTTTTTGGGTTTGCGGTTAGGGGTGAACCAACGTACAGGTATTTCGCGGGCTTAGATGCGGAAACCAAGTCCAGAGTTCCTGCAAATTATGTTGCAAGTTCTATGGAGTAAAAATGCTGCACCGCGGTTGGAAACTTGCGGCGAATCCTTTGCAATGTCATGGCTGAAGAAATCGAAACAAAGAAATTAGAGCCGCTGTTCAAAGAAGTTCTGTCGCCGAGCGACATCATGGTCAACGCGCTTCTCGGCGGCTACATGGGCATGGGCAGCATGCTGGGCGCCGGGGTCATCGCGATTCCCGAGAATCCGACGATCGTCTGGCCACAGCTCTTCTGGAATATGCCGTTTGCCATGTACGTCTACGAGGACATGGAAGAGAAAGACGACATGGTCTCAGCCAACCTCGAGTCGCGCACCGATAACGTCCTCTCGAAGCCCTGGCACGTTGAACCGGCCGGCGACAAACTCCGGGACAAAAAGATTGCGGAGTTCGTCGAAGAAACTCTGCGCGACTATATGGACTTTGAAGAGTTGCTGCGCGAGCAGATGGATATGGTCGGCGATGGCGTCACCATTGGTGAGAACGAATGGGCCAACGGACGCGATCGCGTTTACATAAAGAAAGTTCATTTCAGGCAGCAACAGCTTTTTTCTTTTTCGGCGCAGCCTTTCGGCAACTTCGCCAGCTACGGTTACCCGCAAACCGATAAACTCCGCTTCCGGCCTGGGCTGGAAATGTTGATGGAGGAATTGAACCTCGATCCGTCCAAGTCTCTGGAAGAACAGATGCCTTATAAGTGGCTGGTGAGCACCTTCCGGCCGAAGTGGGGCAATCGCTTTGGCCGCCCCACGAAGCGGCGTTGTTTCTGGTGGTCGTGGTTCAAGAAAGGTGGACTGCGCGCCTGGCTCAGGATGTTGGAAAAAGGGCCAGGCACCATAGTGGCAAAGTACGACACAAGCGAGGCCGACGCAGAGAAGGCCCTGGGAGCTGCCCAGGCGATTGCCAGCGAAAACCAGGTGGCGGTTCCCAAACGGTTCGAGTATGAGTTGATCGAGCACGTCCGCGGGCAGATGGGATCGATGCACAAAGATTTGGTTGACGACGTTTGCAACAACGCGCTTACCCGAATCATCAAGGGCCAGACGTTGACCTCACGCGGCAACGAAGGCGGGACTGGATCGAATGCGTTGGGCGAAGTGCATGAGCGGGTGGACCAGAAGAAGACTGAGGTCGATGCGAAGTGCGCGATGAGCGCGTTGAACGCGCGCGGCGGCATCGTGGAGGCGATTACCTACTTCCAGTTTGGGCCGCAGGACGCTTATCCGACCGTAAAAATCCATTACGAGCCGGGCGCGGACAAGAAGCTTAGCTCTGACATCATCGGTCGCGCTCATGGTTTGGGTTTGCCGATCGCGACTGCGCAAGTCTACGAGGACCTGGAGCTGAGAAAGCCGCTCGAGGGAGAAGATGTTTTGCCGCCGCCGACACAGGAACCGGCAGCCATTGATACGCTGGGCGAGTCGGCCGCGTTCGCTGAGTTTGCCGAAGAACATCGCGAGCTGATCGACTTGCTGAAGACCGTAAAAAAAAAACCTCGCCGAAGGTTCAGCAGCATGCAGCTGAAGCAGCCAACCTAGAAGACCGCGCGCTCGAGCTGGCGGCGCCGGTTTATGATCGAATCTTTACGCGACTGATCGCGGCCACCAGCAATCAGCAATCAGCAAACAGCCAGAGCGTTGAACCGAACATCGACGCAGAGATTGCAGATTTGTCGGAGCTGCTCCGTTCTGCTCTCTTCGCGTCGTACTTGCTCGGCCGTGAGCAAATCCAAAGCGTGACCGTCGACCGTGGACCATCGACTGTCGCCTTCGCCGACCGCAAGGGTGGACCCAGAAAGCAACCCCGCGCTGAGGCGCGATTCGACTTACCACCTGAGCAGGCGATCGAGTATTTCGATCGCAAGAAAATCGTCCGCAAAAAAGAGTTCAATCTACTGTCAAAGGAAGCGCGGCAAGGCGCGTTCACCGTTGGCGGTGTCTACAAAGATGACGTGCTCCGTGGATTCAAGAGTGAAATCGACACCGCATTGCGCAGCGGCGCCACGCAGCAGCAGACCGTCAAACGTTTCAAAGATATCCTGGGCGGCGCCGGTCATCGCGAGCTGGGCGAGTTTCACCTCGAGACAGTCTTCCGTACGAACATGCAGACGGCTTACGGCGTCGGTCGTCGCCATGCGATGGAAGGCGTCAGCGACGTGTTTCCTTTTTGGGAGTATCACACGGTGGGCGACGATCGCGTGCGGCCGCGGCACACTGCGCTCGAGGGAATGATCCTGCCAGCGAACAATTCCTTTTGGCAGTCACACTATCCGCCCTGGGATTTCAACTGCCGGTGCTCTGCGGTCCCCACGGATGAAATTCTGGCCGGCTACGATCCCAGGAACCCGAGCGGCGAGCTGGACGAATTCGGCGAGCCGGTGGTCCAACTCTCCTATGGCGATGACGGCGCGCCGGCAAAGGCTGAGATTGGCACAACGCTCATCGACCTGCAGGTGGGGAACTTCTCCGGCGTGCCGCCGGGCGCGTCGTTACTCTCAGCGATCGAGGCCGGCGTGGAGCGGGCCAAGCGGTAGGGCTGGGAGCGCAGGCATCCTGCCTGCAATGAGCTGCTAAGCGCGAAACCCGGACTTTGCGTTTATTTGCCCTCTGCCGAAATCAGGTCTTACCCTACAGGGTTCGCAGGCCGACGCGTATTTGCGCCGTTGTACGCAAATTGGCAACCCTTCCGCGCCATTATTTTTTGGTCCCGACTCATCCCTCTGGCGGCGCGAAAATTCCGGTTGCGCCAGGATCGCGGGTTGTGCATTATCCGAGTTGCAATGGAAGCTAGCGAGCAGTTGAAGCTGATTCAAATTCTCTGTGAGAAGTGTAGCAGTCACTTACTCAGCGTCAGCTATAAAACTGTCGGCGAATTGGTGGTGGTTTGCCGCACTTGCCGGAAGAATCATGATCTATATGTAAAGGAAATAGTGATTACCCCGCGTGGCCTGCGAACTGTTCAGCAAGCCAGCAGTCCTCTCCAGGCAAAGAAACCAGTTGCAGCAAACGAATTGAATGCGTTAGACTCTGCCGCGTAGTGAGCGCCCCGCAGCGGGCCATTCAACCAAAACTTAATTAAGCGGCTCAAGCAGCCCGTTGATTCCTAATCAGGATCGGCGGGCGTTTTTTGTTTTTAACCTCAAACAATGAACACAAAAAAGAAACTCGGCTTCGGCGGACAGTGGGTTGACGGTACCCCGATCGGAGACCACGTCGATTCAGACGGCGACATAGTCAAGATCGATGCAGCATTTCTGGAAGCCGTCGTTGCGAATTTCGAGCAGACAAAAAACCTACACGAACCGCCAGCGGTGATCGGGCATCCGGAAAGTGATGCACCGGCCTATGGTTATGTTTCGGCGCTACGCGTCCAGAATGGCCGCCTCGAGAGACAGTTCAGCGAAGTCCATCCTCAGTTCGAGCGGATCGTGAAGTCGGGCGCCTACAAAAAACGCTCGGACGCGTTCTACCTCGATCCAAAGATCGCGCCAGGCGGTCTGGTCCCCGCGCTTCGGCACGTCGGCTTCCTCGGCGCGCAACCTCCAGCTATCAAAGGAATCCGCGACATTCACTTTGCCGAGGGCACAGCAAAAACAAAAACCGTCGACGTGGAAGTCGACACTGCAATTTCATTCAGCGAAGGAGAAGACATGAACGAAGAACAATTGAAGAAGACGATCGGCGATCAAATTAAAGACTTCTTCAAAACGGCATTCGGCGGCGGCGATGCAAAGCCGTCAACGGCTGAGTTCAGTGAAAGCGATCGCAAAAGACTGACCGACGACATCACGAATGCCATCGAAACAAAGTTCTCTGAAGAGCTGAAGACGCGCGACGAAAAGATCAAGGAGCTGGAGACGCAGGTGCAATCTCAGGTTGGATCTTCGACGCACGATAGGAACGCGAAGTTCTGCGAGTCGCTTCCGGGCACTGTGCTGCCGGCTATGAAGAAAGCCGGCATTGTTGAATTCATGGACTTGCTGGACACCGTTGACGCGAAAAAGAAAATCACCGTCATCACGTTCGCGGAAAGCGCCGGCAAGGAAGAGGAAAAGAAAGTTGATTTCTCGGCCGCGGACTGGTTCAGGAATTTTCTCACCACCTGGTCCAAGAATCCGATTGTCAGTTTCGGTGAGCGCTTCGGTGACCTGAAGCTGCAGGGCGACGGGACCGACGTCCTGAACCCGCAAAATGCAGCGGACAAGAAAACCATGCGCGCAGCGATGGGGATCGAGGACGACGCGAAGAAATAGTTTTCAAGTTCTAAGTTTTGAGTTGAGACGAAGGAGAAGGTCAATGCCGCCACAAGAAGTCATCAGAACCTTTGCGAAGCGAGAACAGTTCGAAGCGATAGGTGGCCATAAGCTGTTACAAGTTCCGTTGACGGTGAAAGCCGGCACTGAGATTCGCCGCGGCGCCGTATGCGGAGTTAAGACTGCGGACGATTATCTGCGAGAGCGCAAGCGATCGCTGTCGGCGGGCACAGGCTTTTCCGACTCCTCGCCGACCGGTCAGGTGACGAATGGCGACGGCGTGCGGTTCGAAGCTGGCGACGTGCTGAAGAACGAGGCCGGCGACACGATCGGCACGATTCAATCGATTGATGTAACGACGAACCCGGACACGATCACGCTGACGGGTAATGCCGGCGTGAATGTGGCGGTCGGTGAAGCGGTTGTCGCTTCGGACGGTTCGGAAGTTGCGGCCTGTATCGCTGACGAAAGTGTCGCGTCGACCGAAACAAAGGACACGCAGCTCAGCCCGATCATCGGTGGCCCCGTCAAAGAGAGTCTGCTTCTTGGGCTCGATGATTCGGCGCGCGCTGAATTGAACGGCAAGAGTTTTCCTGGAGGCATCTTCAAGTTCTAACTGGCGGCTTGTAGCTGACAGCACCTCAGTTAAGGGAGAGTGTAATGATTACTTATCGATTTCCGACGAACGTCAGCCTGACCGAAGTGGTCCAGGAATACACCATCCAGCGCGACAAGCTGGTCGGCAATAAGTTGCTGCCTATGCGGCCGCGCGACACACAGTTCATCGAGTGGGATGAGCTGGACTACGAGGCCGGCATGACGGCGCCGCACAACATGAACGTGGACCCGAGAGTCAGCGGCCGTCCGGGTCAGAAGACCCATAGGTTCGCCCCGCTCTTCTTCAAAGAGACGGACGTGCTGAAAGAGTCAGATATGTTGATGCCGCGAATGGCGGGCACGCTGGGCGGTGTGTTGGATCTCAGCGCCGAGATCGCCCGCATCTCAAAAGCGCGCGTTGACAAAAATTTCCTCCGTCTCGAATGGCTCATCTGGCAGACGCTTAAAGGCCATCTGCAATATAACGAGAACGGCGTGCGAGTCGACGAGACATTCGGCGTGCAAACGCAGAATGCGCTGGTTGATTGGGACGAGTTCGCGACGGCCACCATCATCAAGGACTTTCAAGTAATGGCGCTTCGCGGTCGCGGGCTGGGCGTGTCGTTCAAAGCCGGCGCCACCGCGTACATGAATCAAACTACCGCGAATTGGGCCGTCAATAATCGCAACGACAATGACCTTTGGGGCTACCGAAATCGCGATAGCGTGAACGCCACTTACAGCATCAGCGACGTTAATAAGATTCTCGTTGCGCAAAGCTGCCCCACGATTGAGGTGCACGACGAAGGTTATTACGACTCGGACGGCAACTTCAAGTTGTCTCTGGCGGACGGCGAAGTCGTTGTCGTTGGAAAGCGCGCGGCCGGCGAAACAGTTGGCGATGTGATACTGACACCGAGTTTGCACGACGCGGCGATGGCTGCCGCGGGCGGTGGCGGCGCGCAGCACGGCTTCTTCTCGATCATTGAAGTCAATGGTCAAGCGAATCCGGGAGTCGTGACGATTGCCGAACTCGGCGGGCACAAGAACCCGAAAGTAGAAATCACTGGCGGCTTCTACGGAGGTCCACGACTCCTGTATCCGAAGTCGGTTATCAACTTCAACGCGAAGGTTACCTAGTTAGAGGGCAATAAGCAGCGAGTAACAGGCAGTAAAAGCAGTAGGCAGAAAACGGAGACGAACGATGAAGTTAACGAACAAAACATTTCTAGCGGTAGTGGCGGTGGTCGGTTTGGTGTTTGCACTCTTCATTGTGCCGCCGGCGCCAGTAGCGGCCGCAGTGAATTGGGCGCTGTCTCGAACTGGAAGTACGGTGGCGATCGTTAGCGATGGACAAATTAACGTCACGCCGAAATCAGGTAAAGGCGTTGCTATCGGCGGGGGCGCTCCGGTGAAGAAGATCCTCTCCGGAACAGCGTCAGTGGACTTCACCGCGCTTGCTGCCGGCGCCTGTGAGACCTTCACCGTCACAGTCACCGGTGCGGTCGATGGTGATTCCGTTTCGATGGGCGTTCCTGCTGCTGCCTGGGCCACTACTGAATACGCGACTATCCAGGGATTCGTCTCGGCCGCGAACACCGTGACCGTCAAGCGCTGCAACTTAACCAACGCGACCACAGCCTTGTCGAACCCTGCGGCCGTGACGATTCGCGCGACGGTCTTTCAGTTCTAAGCTCTTTGGAAACACCCACCCGCAACCGCAGGTGGCACTGACATGGGCCACTACATCAGCCAGACAGACATTGCGAAGCGCATAGAGCTCACGAAGCTCGTGCAGCTCACCGATGATGTGCGTGTCGGCGAGGTTAATGCTGACGTGGTAAATGAGGCCATCTCAGAGGCGGAAGGGACATTTGAAACCTACGCCCGCGCTGCCGGCTACGCGCTGCCGGTTTCGGCCACGCAAAAAGTCAAAGCCGTTTGCCTGGATATCGCAGTCTTCCTGTTGTTTCAGCGCCGCGCGACGTTGGCCGATAAGGGCGTTTTCGAAATCAAAGAGAAGGCTTATGACAAAGCAATCTCATATCTCAAAGACGTTGCGTCGCGTAAAGCAGCGCTTGATGTCCCGGCAGCGGAAGAGACGGTTAGCAAACCAGCCGGCGCGGATCCTGTCCTGAGTGGGCCAGCAACGCCGGGCGTGTTCAGCAGCGAGCACTTGAAAGGTTTTTAGTTTTGCGTTGTCAGTTTCCAGCTCAGATCCTTGAAAGCGCGTTGTCGGGGCGTAGTTTTTGGGGGCATCCTCGCTGGAAACTGACTACGGAGAACTAAACACCGGGTCTTAGGTCTTTGGAAAAGAAAATGGACCACGCGATTCATTGTCATCTTTGCGGCAAGTGCGACTCATACGGCCCGACGCGCGTGCGGGGAATATTGGTCTTTGCTTTTTGTCAGGAGTGCCATCGTACACGGCGGCAGGAATGCGATGACTTGATGGATCGCGCTGCAGCGCCGGTGCCGCAGGAAGAAAGCAAAGCGGCTTAGCTCTTTGAACTAACTGACCACTGGCCACTGATCACTCGTTATGGCTAACGAAGGCATCACCGGTCTTGATAGTGCGTTGCGTCGCCTCGGCAAACTGGCGACCGACACGAAGCATGTTGAGCGACCTCTGAAGACGATCGGCGTTTACCTGGTTGGCTCGATCCAGAAAACGATTCGCACCGGCGGCCGGCCGAAACCATTTGCACCGCTTGCGGCCAGCACGATCGCGGGGAGGCGAAAAGGTAAGGGCCGTAGTGGTGCTAAGGCTTTAATAGACACTGCGCGCCTGATCAACTCGATCCAGTCGGAGCCGGTTTCTTCCGGAGGCGGCGCCGGCGTCGAAGTAGGAACCAACGTCAGCTACGCGGCGGTGCAACACTTCGGTGGCAGAGAG